GAGTGGCTTGGCGACTTCTTTGGATGCACGCCTGACCCTGAATTAAGTGATGCAGAGCGCTTTCTTGCCACCCGCGCCGCCCAATGGGGCGCCGATCAGGAGCTGGAGGCGTGCTGTCATTGGCTCCGAGAAATTGATGAGGTTGCTTATGAACTTCGTCTTGCCCGCCGCCCCGAGCCACCGAGCCTCAAGCAGCAGGCGCTGGAAAAGCTGCTGGAGCTGAATGCGTCGCTCCAGTTCAACGATGTAAGTACATCAGTCATCCGCCGCGCACTGGAGGCGCTGCCCGATGACTAAAGACGACAGACTCACCGTGCTGGCTGCAGTAACTGTTCTGCTGCTTTTCCTTGCGGTCGCGTGGTGGTGGCTGCCCCAGAAATGGCAAGCCTGCCAAAAGCTTTACGACAACCTCCCAGCTCAACTCTTTTGCTTTGGAGCCAAATGACTAACTCAGCCTTTGACTTGCCACCAGTGAATAACATCACATTTAATATAGCTTCTGAAGAAATCATCCGCATTGACAGCGAAGGCTTCCACTACCGTGGCGAGTTCATTGCTGATGCCGGCGAAGCTCACCGGCTGATGGTGGCGTTCCTGCAATGTCAACCTTCAGCCAAAGGCTTCGTCGAGCCAGATGCACCAACAGGTGAACAGCTTCGTGAGACCTATCTTGAGGGCTATTACGCCTGTAAGTCACGCCAAGGACCAGACGCCCAAGAGGCAGGTCTTCGTGCCGTCTTGGAGCGATGGGGCTGAAATAGGGGGGAGCTGGCCGTGGCTCGCGCGCCTAACCGGCCTCACCGCTGGCTCCCGGCAGCGGCCACAGCCATAGAGAATCTATGGAGCCGTCAGCGTAGCTGAGAAAAGAGGACGCTGCGTTTGCTGCGGAGCGTCCCGACTTCCCACGCACAGCTTATGAGCTGAACTGGGAAGCTGACCACCCTGTAAACCACTGAACTGTCAATGCGCCAGCGCTGGACGCCGGAAGAACTGGCAAAACTCGAACTGGTCTGCGGTGATCGGCCTTGGCCGCTCGTCGTGCAGACCTACAACACGTGGGCCCGAGAGTCCAACTACCCCGAACGCAGCTCTCTGGCCCTAGAGCGCAAGTCCCAGAAGCTCGGGATCTACCGAAAAACCGAGGGGCTGTGGATCACCATCGGGGCGGTTTCGCGGATCCTGGAGCTGGATCGCGCCACGCCACTGCGGTGGGTGCGGAGGGGTCTGATCAATTCTTGGCGTAACGGGGAATCACGCTCATACCCCCACTACGTGAGGCGGACCGATTTCCGCAAACTAGCGAGGCAGAATCCCTGCTTTTTTCGGCCCTTTAGGCGGGAGCAGCTCGTGATGCTGTTCGACAGCGAGGAGGTGGCTGACTACGTGCTGGAGCATTGCCCCACGCCGCACGTGGTTCCAGGGCGTGAACGGCCTGTGGTTTGCGTTGAGACAGGTAAGAAATATGACAGTATCAAGGCTGCAGCCAAGGCGGTTTTTGTGGTGCCACCACGGGTATGGGCGGTTTTGGACACGCACAAAACAGCCGGGGGCTACCACTGGAGGTCGCTGGCTCCCAAGGCCGTGGGCAGGTGTGCTACATTAATGGACGTGGAGGCAACAGCCCCACGCCCTGAGATTCCATGTATTACACCCGACTTCCGATGAATAAGATCACTGCCTGGGAGAGCGCCGTCTCCTGGGCCATCATCACGCTCGACAATTCGATCCAGCGGCTTGAGCAGTACCAGATCAGTTCGGCCTACGACCAGGCTCGTCGCGCTGACCTGCTGGAGCTTCAGACCTACCTGCGCCAGTCCCGCGATCAGTGGATGGCTGGCGACCTTGAGTATGTTGTCGTCTCTGGAGGTCAGAAGTGAGCCAGATCCTTTCTGTTGAAGATGTACGCTTTACCGCTGATAACCGCTGTGTTGTTGACGCCGTTGTTGCTGACGCGGTTATCATCATTCCCGCTACGAGGGAAGAACCAGCGGAATGGGGTCCTGCCTTGTGCCGAGGCTCCTTCTACTTTTCTGAAGAGGATGTGATCCCCAACACTGACTCCGGCCTTCGCCGGATGTTCGAGGATCGCATCGACGACTGGGAACCACTCGACACTTCTGATTTCTAATCCAATGACTGCCGCATTTAATCTGCTCCAGCTCCAATCCAAGCCCAACTGGTACGACCACCTTGATCAGGTGGAAGCGGCCATGCGTTGGGAGGATGAAAAGCACAAAATCCGCATCGAGTTCGGATGGGAGTGCGATGAAGGTGGGTATTTCGGGCCCCACCCACTCAAGCCCGGAGAGGTAGTGCTTGAGAGTGACTGGGAAGACGAAACAGGTCTTCCGCTTCCTGAGTACATGCGCGAAAGCGACTATTTCCTGCTGGAGCTGTACAAGGCTTTCAGCCAAGAACCAGATACAGTATCTGGGCTTCAGGCAGTTGCTGAAAAGGCTGCCAAGTATTGCCGCACTGTCGGCACTGACGGGATCAACTCCCTGCTTCGTACTCTCTGAAAATGACTGAAACCCCTGTGCAGCACCGCAACGTTCCGTTCTTTCGGTCGTTCATCCTGAATAAGACCGTCTACCTCGACAAACTTGGTGATCTGCCTGATGACGAGCTGGACCTGCTGAACGTGGAGACTTTGGCCACGCTCAACGAGATGCGCTACGAGTACGAGAAACTCGAAGACAAGGAGAGCACCGCTGCTGGCGTACTTTTCCATCGCATCAAAGTCGCCGGTTATTTCCAGGCGGCAATCAAGGTAGAGAACGATCAGTCCTGATCCTCTCTACTGACCAAACTTCGCTCCATCCACAATGCACATCCTTTCTGACGCCCAGGCGGCTGCTCTTCGGACTGCTCTGACCGAGATCAACACCATCCTCGATGGTGCGTCGTTTGTCTCGCTGGAGTCAGCACCGGCCCGCACCACCAGTGCCCCGGTGCAAGTTTCTGACACCCCTAAGCCCCAGTCTCAGATTAAGACTCGTAAGTCCAGCTCCAAGCGCGGTCGTGGTCATCGGGCTTTGACTGAAGACAAGGTGCGCGAGATCAAAGGGCTGCTTGCCGGTGGTGCCAGTGCTGCTTCGGTTGCTCGCAGCTTTGGTGTACATGTCACCACGGTCAATCTGATCAAGTGGGGCAAGACCTGGAAGCAGGTCGATGCGGCTAAGCCCGCTGAGGTGGTGCTGACCGCATGACGCTCTGCGACTACCAGATCGCCGAGCTGGGTCGCAGTGGGCTGGTTCATCCTTTTGATCCAGCCCTGATCAATCCCTGCTCGCTTGATGTTCGGCTTGGCCCCACGCTTCTAATCGAGGTGCCGTGGTCTAGCGAGATGCAGATCCAGTGCATCGAGCACACGACTTGTAGCGAGCCCTATTACCTAGAGCCCGGTGAGTTTGTGCTGGCGCACACGCTGGAGTACGTCAAAGTCCCAGCGAAATATGCCATGCGGTTCATGCTCAAGTCTTCCCGTGCCAGGGAAGGTATTGAGCACAGCCTTGCTGGTTTTATTGACGCCGGGTTTGAGGGGTCAATCACACTGGAGATCTCCAACGTGAGGCGCATGGCAAACGTGCCGATCTGGTACGGGATGCGAATTGGGCAGCTTGAGATTGTCGAGTTGGACGATGTTCCACTCGAAACGTATGGGAAAAAGGGGCACTACCAAGGTGATGCTTCTGTTCAATCTTCCAAAGGACATTTTTCATGAGTGACATCAATCACATTCTTGAAGAGCGTGGCAAGCGTTACGGCTCTTTTATTGGACACGCCATGGTTACACAAGACCTAAAGCGTTCCATCGAGCAGCATCTTGAGCAGCGCAAAAAAGTTCTGGGTTACGACCAGAAAGAAGCGCTCGACATGATCTGCCACAAGATTGGCCGGATCGTTAACGGTGATCCGGACTACGAGGATTCCTGGAGAGATATTGCTGGTTATGCAGCACTTGTAGCGGATCGTTTGATCGGGCTTGAGAAATGAGCCCTGAGAAAATCTGGTGGAAGCGGTCTTCGTGTCCCAAGTGCTACGAAGACACGCTGGAGGTGATCGAGTCGCGTCCCACGCAGAACGGCCTGGTGCGGCGACGGAAGGAATGTAAAACCTGTGGGCATCGGCTTACGACGCGAGAGATCAGTGATGATCAGTACCAGCAGTTCATGCGGGATAGGGCACTGATCAACAAGTTCAGGCAGTGGCTCGGAGACGGGCCAAAGCCGGAGCCACTCAAGATTTGCGACCAGTGCAGGCACTGGAGTAGGGACAAATGCAGCATGGGCTTTCCGGAAGCCGGAGACACCTTTGCCGATGAGTGCGCTTACTTTGTGCTACAGTAGCCGGGAGGGTCAGCCCTCCCTTTTTTCTTGTTAATCGCATGGAATTTCTTTTTGGGATTGAGCATCTGCAGTCGCTCCAGAACGCAACGACTGTGGCTTGCGACACGGAGACCACCGCACTTAAGCCAGTTGAGGGCGGTCTGCGTTTGGTACAGTTCGCTGCTCTGGATCGGCTACCCGTGGTGATCGACTGCTGGGAGCTAGATGATGCCGGCTGGGATCGGCTTGGTAATTTCTTTGGGCAGCAGCGATTTTGGCTATTTCACAATGCGGTCTTCGATCTGAGTTGGCTCCAGGAGCACGGGCTTTATCCGAATGGGACTGTGCTCTGTACCATGCTGGCCAGCCGGATTCTTACCAACGGGCTGCCCAACGTGAAGCACAGCCTGGCTGCTGTGGTGAAGCGTTACCTCAAGCTTGAGCTGGAAAAAGAACTGCAGGCCAGCAACTGGGGTGATCCTGAGTTGACAGGCGATCAACTGTTATATGCAGCGCGTGACGTTGATGTACTGATCCAGCTTGATGGGCCGATCAATCAACTTATGGCAGCAGCGGCGCTCCACCCGGCTTGGTTTTTGGAGTGCAAGGCATTGCCTGCGATGGCACAGTTGCATAGAACCGGCCTGCCGTTTGATCGCAGCAAATTAGAGGCGCTCCAGGCTGATCTTGCGTCTGACCGGGATCGACTTGGTGCTGAGTTTGTGGTTGCACTCGACGAGGCGTTACCTGCTGACTCGAAGCTACCCCGCGATTCAGATGGCAGCATCAATACACGTGCCAAGGCGATAGGAACGGTAAAAGCTGGTGACAAAAAGCCTGCCGGATTTAACGTCAACAGCCCTGCTCAACTGCTCAAAGTATTTACTGCGCTGTTAGGCAAGCCGCCAGTCGATAACAACGGCAAACCCAGCGCCAGTCGTAGTGCGCTTCGGGAATACGTTGGCGATCATCCCGTTATCAAGTTGTATCTGGATTGGAAGCGTGTCGAGAAACGACGCCAGATGGTTGGTGCGCTGCTGGAGCATCTAGAGCCGAGCGGATTCATTCGTGCCAGCTATATGCAGCTCGGTGCAGATACGGGGCGCATGAGTTGTAATAATCCAAATTTGCAGCAAGTCCCACGTGATACACGGTTTCGGGATTGCGTAACCGCTCCAGGCGGTTGGAAGTTAGTTGTGGCTGACTATGCACAGATGGAGTTGCGACTAGCTGCTGCTGAGGCTGAGGACGAGTTGATGATTAATGCGTTCCAGCAGAACAAGGATTTGCATACGTTGACAGCAATGCAAATTTACGGAGTTAGTGAGGATGATGTTACAAAAGAACAAAGACAAGTTAGTAAATCGGCTAACTTCGGATTGCTATTTGGGTCGGGCGCACGTGGATTACGGAATTACGCAGCAGGAATGGGGATCTCGATGGATCTGGAGGAAGCGGCTGAGATCAGGAAAAAGTTCCACGCTGCTTATAAGGGCATCGGTGCGTGGCAGCGCAACAATGCTCAGGCGGCTGAACGTTCTGGCCGCGATGCCTCCATCCGCATACGTGTCTCCAAACTCCGGCGGTTTCTACATGGAGAGAATAATTCGCTCACAGTCCGCTGTAATACCCCTATCCAAGGTGCTGGCGCAGCCGTCATGAAGCGCACCTTGGGTAAGCTCTGGCCGCTGCTCCAGGCGGACGGGGAGGACGTGGTGAAGTTGGCTGGTGTAGTACACGACGAATGCATCTTGCTGGTACGTGAGGAGCACGCTGCCAGTTGGGCGCTCCAACTGGCAGCGGTGATGGAGGAGGCGGAAGCAGAGTGGCTTGATGTGGTTCCGGCGCTGGCCGAGGCCAAGGTGGGGGACACGTGGAGCGAAGCCAAATAGCCTTAACAGGTCGGGACAAGGTACTGAGGTGGCTGCAGGCGGAGATTCGGAGGGCTAAAACCTCCGATCTTCACCGGGCAGCCGCTTTTCTTGAGTGGGCGTACCAGATCCGTAAGGGTTCCAGGCAACAGCGGACCGGGGCTCGGGTGGCGCAGGCCAATGCCTGGCGAAAGAAGGTGGACGAGCCAGGGCGCTGGGGGCTGTAATACAGTACAGTGTGGTGTATTAGGCGGGCCGAGGATGCCGTTCAAGCACGGACAGAAGATGTACCTGCAGATCCTGCTGGATCGGCACAGGTTTGACCTGCTGAAAGAGCTTGCAGAAAAGGATGGTCAGAGGGTGACGGCATTGGCGCGGACGGCCATTTATGCGTACCTGGAAAAGTTCGTTCCAGGGTCGGAGTACAAGGCAGCCAAAGCGGCGGATGATGCTCTGTGGGCGGACTCTGTAAAGCGCAGAGTGCAGGCACGCAAGAAAGGCAAGACCGAAGCAGAGTGAGACTCATATGGGTGCATCAGACTCGTAATAGTCTGACCTCGGCCGCTAGAGTGGACTAGAGTATTACAGTACACACAGGTCGCCAATGACCCGCTATGTCATCAAGGTCGGGCCGCAGTGCTGGATCACTGCCGTCTACGACGATCACTCAAATGGAATTGGATTTACTTACACGCAAGAGGACGCCGGATCGTGGGTCACGATCGACAAGGCCGCTGAAGCCGCGCGAGTGGTTTCTAACGCTCTTCGCTGCTCTGCCTTTGTTACTGCTATCGAGGAGCCCGATCGCCCCAGCAGCTGGAACGCGGCACAATGATCCAGCACCAGTGCAGTTCTATGTCCTCGCATCCGGCAGCCAGCCTGTTCAAAGAAGCATGGGATCGTGTCGTAGCTGATCAGGTTCGGCAGGATCAGCTCGACGCGCTCTACGAAAAAGACGGTCGGCTCGATCCAGCTCATCCCGATCACGCCACCTACACAGGGCTCTGGATCAAATACAAGGGCTAACTCTCTTGACGGGCGATCCATTGCGCGATCGCCCATTCTTTTTCTGGAGACCAGAAATGTTGCTGCCTGTACCAGTCGATCCAGGCTTTGTGTCCTTTACGCGAGTTGCAGTTAAAGCAGCAACTTATTAGGTTATTTTTTACTGTTAAACCGCCGTGTACTTTCGGAGTGACGTGATCGAGTGTCGGACTGCGACCTAGTGGATCGCCGCAGTATGCACATTCGTAGTTCCACGCAAGGTGGATTTGATCTCGGGCTGATCGTCTAGTTACCAGCCGCGTTTCGTCGATGTGGTGTTGCTCCACCGCGTTGGCTGGTGCCTTCCGTACACGGTAACGGATGGAACAGTTGTGCTTGCAATCCGCCTTATAGCTTCAGATTTGGCGCAAGTTATCCACTGCCTCGCGTATAGCCCAAGAGACTTTCACTCGTTCCAGGTGATATAGCTTGTTCAAGGCAAGAGCCGCTTTACACAGTCCGTCAATATCGCCGATTTCGTGTAATTTCCGGAGCCATCGCATGTTGCTCTCTTCGCTGAGCTGGTTTTCGATGGTTGGCTCCAGCGGGTTCATCTCAGTAGTCCCAGCGAATGCGTGGGCGGTCTTTTCGTATTCCTAGATGGACGAACCCTTTTGGTGCTCCGTAGCCAAGGGAATAGCGCCAGTTTTTGTCGCACCACTCCTGAACTTTGTAGATATCAGCGCCTTGTATATAAAAATCAACAGCGCCAACTGACGGTCCGTCGAATAGATGCTCACTGCCGCTGGCGCCTCCAACTTGTTTATTGATAGCTGCGGGTCTGTATCCACTGGTAATTACGATTGCTTTATTTCCAAATTGGACGCGGACGCGCTCCAGGAAGGCTGCAAGTTCAGCTGCGGTATCGACTTGGTACTGATGGTCGAAGCGGCGGGCTTCCTGATCCAGGGCAAACTCGCCAATCCGGATGTGGGGCGTGATCCGGGCAGAGAATGGACTGTTTGGTGTGAGTTTGGCAGGCTGCTGCTGAACTTCAGGTAGCCCCATGCCTTGGAGCCATAAGCGGCCTTCGGCTTCGCGCCTGCGGCGCAGACCGGCTTCAACGTTAGTGCCTGGATTGCGGTAAAGCACCAGTGCATCTGGGACTTTTGACCACTCGCGGTTTTTGAGGCGGCTACTAATGGTTTCGAAACCGGCGGTTCCATAGAAGTCGGAGCCGAGGTTGTAGGCGAATGAAATCAGTGCTGACTTTTGTTCGGCACGCATATCGCGCCAGTGCGGCACGGTGCTGCCAAGCTTGTCGGCGATGCGTTCTACCTCAAGTTGAAGGAGCTGGTCTGCTTCGATCACGGTGATCTTGTCACCGCGTTCCACCTTGTTGCCGTCTGGGTAGCGCGTGGTGCCATACCCAATAGTGGGTAGACTCCAGTCGTGGAGGGGGTCGGCGTAGGCTTCAAGGTGGCAGCCCTCGAAGTCTTTGATCAGTTTGATGGCGGCGTTGTAGTTGTCTTGTTTTCCGGCTTGGCTCCAGGTGGCGAACCACGCGCGGTCGCGGCGCATAGCTGCTGCGTAGCCGTTAACGGCTAGATCCTGCTCCAGTTGCTGGATGGCCGCCTGTTGGTGGGGAAGCTGCTTGTAGAAGCGGAACAGTTGTTCCAGCGTGATTGGAGCAGTGTTGGCCATTGCTCAGCGGCGCTTGGGGAACATCAGTTTGAGGGCCTGCAGTACAAGCTGAATCCAGCTGTTGGAGCGCAGGGGGGTAAGGGCAATGATTTCGCTGCCTGCCGCGATAACAACAGCGAGGATGGCGACTTGCTCAGCGGTCACTGCTGGCTCCAGCCCATTTGGGCAGCGTACATGTAGGCATAGTATTCGTCCTCGCAGTACCTGCAAACGCCGCGATGACAGACGCGGTAGTACAGACCACCGTGGTGTTCGGCTAGTTGCTCGATTGTGTAGCCGTCGCCAAGCTCGATCTTATTGAGGACGGTGGATTCCATTCGGCTCGCGCAGGTGGATCTGTGGTCCGAGTGCTGTGATCAGCATTGGCACCACGATGCTGATGATGGCAGCGGCACCCATGCCCCAGGCAAGTTTGTTTTCGACTTCACGCACTCGACTAAAAAGACTATTTACTTCGTTACGTTTTTCGGCTAACTGGAGAATGATGCTTTCCAGCTTGCCTTCCATCGTGCCGAGCTTGTGGTAGATGTCTCCGTGGGAGACGGTTTCGTTGTCAGCCACGGAGACATGAACTGCTGCAACTGCAGTTTAGCGACCTTGCCCGCGCAACTTCTTTTTACCTTTACGGTTAGGCCGGCTATTTAGGCCCTGCCCGTCT